CTTGTTGCATGCGTCGATGATGCGGGCCAAGCGCTTTTTTGCTCCGGCTTCACGATCAGGCACGGGGCGGCTATAACGCTTGCCCTTGTGTTCCCAGTAAAAACGGGGCTTGTCCGTTTCATCGTCCCTCTCGATAGCGCCGTGGTCGGTCCCAGCTTCGTGCAGATACCACCTTTGCAGGGTGTTCGAGATACGCCGCAGGGCGGTGGCTTCGTCGGAAGTGAAACCGAGGGCGCGCAGGGTGTTTTCAAGCGCCGTCAGGCGCAGCAGTTCTTTCTTAGTCATTTGGTTTCTCCTGATAGGTTTGATGTCCAGGGCTGGCGCATCCCATAGGGTCCGAAAGACCCTAGGCGGATAGGTCAGGTGTCCATCGTTTCCCGTTCCTGACGGGCCAGGATCGCGGCTTCATAGTCGGGGGTTTCGTCAATCCTCACGGGCTTGTAAGTGCTGACGCCGTAGGGTTGACCCTTGAGGGCGGCTTGTGCGGCTTTGGTGTAGCCCTTGAATGCTGGCCGTCCGTGGTAGTCGGTGGAGCGAATGACCACGTAACCCGCAACGTTCAAGGCATCATGTAGCCACGCATGCGAAGGGATGAAAGACCATCCGTTGTTCCCGGCTTGAATGTCCGTCATGGTGCGGAGGATGATGGCGGATTGTTCCGGGGTGAAGAAACGAGCGGCAGCGAGAGCAGGCATGTCTGGTTCTCCTTATGTGTAGGTCAACGGCCACGGGCATAAGCCCGCAAAGCCCGCAGATAGTCCAGCTTTGCTGCGCGGTTCCCCTGACTGCGGGTGTTCCCTTGCCACGCAACGACCACTGTGCCGCTAGGCTTGACGCCCAGGAAGCGGCCCATGCTGTTGGGCTCTCGTGTCCCCGCGTAAACCCATTGTCCAGGTTGAGCGTGGGCCAGCAATTCTGTAGGGGTTGACCAAATGTTGAAGGCGGGAAGGAATCGCATCTGTGTTCTCCTGAGCACTACACCGTGCAGTGCATGGGGAGACTGTAGGCCCTTGTCTGGCCCTTGTCACTAGGGACAAACCCTCATGTATAAACGTACAGTGCGAGTGCTGGTGCGGTGCCGGAGCCCGCCCGCAGTGAGCGAAGCGAGCAGCAGTCTCTTGCATTCCTCATCTGTTCCCCTATACTGTATAGAACCCCAGTAGGACAAACACCTATGAAGCTATCAAGAAAGACTCTAGAGAAAGCAGCTAAGGAACTGCCCCCGAGTGCTTACCTCGGTAAAGCCGTTTCCGATGGACTCACGACAAAGCAAAGAAACTTCGCACGGGCTGTAGCTATGGGAGCCACTAAAGCAGATGCTTTCAGGGCCAGCTATGACGCCACCAGTAAGCACACATTGACCCGCCACCCGTACATGCTTATGCGCGACGAAAGAATACAAAAAGAAATCGACGCCTATGCCCTGGCAATAGAGGCAGCGAAGCATAGAACCCCTGCCGCTTTGCGTGATCTTGTCATTCAGGGACTAGTGCAAGTGGCCCTAGCAGAAGACACAAAAGACAGTGTACGGGTGCAAGCATTGAAGACCCTTGGCACAGTAACCGAGGTGGCAGCGTTCACTGAGCGTAAGGAAGTCCGCAGCATTACCAGTGTCATGTCTGAGCTTCGCACACTGCTTACCGCACAAGCTCAGGACGCGACCGTCATCGAGGCCGAGGCAGATTCCCTGCTGCGGGAACTGAGCGGGACGAGTGAGCCTAGCGTTAATTTTAACGGCGACGCCACGGACAACGAGGTGGCGCAGGACGCAGACCCACCCACCGGGCACCCCCCCGATGCAGCAGCAGGAGTCCCGCTGCCTTGAACATACTATTCCACTCAAACTGCCCCTACCTCGCACCGATTCCACTCAAACGACTCTATGCACCAATGAACGCCGTTAAATTTAACGCTCCCCTGCCATTAAATTTAACGCTAGCACCAGACCCCACCCCCTAAATCTGGCGACACCCCCCCGGTCAGTCTTTCTACAAAAAGTGGTGGGGGGAAGTACCAAAAATTTTGGGACTAAATTTTGGTGCCGTTAAATTTAACGGATGACATAAACTGGTTTAACAAACGTGGCTAAGTTGTTGATTTGTAACGATTTTTGTTAGGCTGCCTTACCGGAAGCAAAAGGGCCGAAGAATGTTAAACATGCTAAAAGACCCGGCAAAACGCGCAGAGTGGGTGTATGGGCAGTCGATGGCTCCGTGCCCAAAATGCGGCAGTTACAACATGAAGCCGCAAATGCCAATTGCGATGGAGACAACCGGAAATGAAACGGTGCCACAACTTGTGGGCAAGTGGGCGCGTGCCACAAAGGCCGGAGCTACGCCGCTGCAAGGCCCGGCCTACTACGCATGCTGGGACTGTTTCCACAAGGGGCCAGCCGTGGATTGCACCGGTCGCACTAGCGAGGACTGCCGCGCCGACCGCGCATTGAATACCGAGATGAAGCGACTGTGGAACGCGCAGACGCCAAACGTGCCGTTAAAATTAACGGAAGTAAAGTGATGCTTTAAGAGTGTGCGCTAAGTTGTTGATTTTTAAGGGTTTTTATGAACAAGTGGCTTGACAGAAGAATTTCAGCGCCGGGGCCGTATCTCACTTTGTGTTTAAGTGAGAAGGAGTATGAGGGTGCTATGAAGGCGCTGAAGGTCAAGCACTACGGTCCGTGGATCTCTACGCCGCAGGCATCTGCGACGACGCACAACTTGAGTAATGAGGATGGGAACCTGTGTGCGGTGGTGTGCTTAAGTGACTATGCTGGCCGAAATCCCGTCGAAGTAGCAGGGCTTCTGGTCCATGAAGCAGTGCATGTGTGGCAGGAGTACTGTGACTTCTACGGCGAGAAGTTTCCTGGCCGTGAGCAAGAGGCGTATGCAGTGCAGTCGCTGGCGCAAGAACTGATGGCAGAGTTTGCGCGGCGAAATGGATAAGAAGTGGCGCACGAAGAAGGTATTGCAGAGTCCTCTGAGGAAGGTGTATGGGTCCAAGGAGGAGGTATTGGAGATGGGGATGACTGAGGCTCAGAAGGAAGTGTTTTTGGCTATAGATGTGTGGTGGTGCCGGTTTGGGTACGGCCCGAGTCTGCGGAACATTTGTGAGTTGAGGGGTAAGCCTGGGCTTGGGAGCACGAAGAAGATCGTGGATAGGTTGGTGAAGCTGGGTGCTCTCAAGAGGGTTGAGGGGATGGGAAGGTCTGTGCGGCCGACGTACATCAGCTTTAGGAATATGGAATGAAGTTGGATGATCTAGTGGCGAGTCTGTCTCCTGCGGATCAGGAGAAGCTGTTACAGCAGGTACAAGATTACAAGGATGCTGTGGACAGGGAGAAGTGTCAGAAGAGCTTCATGGCGTACGTAAAGAAGATGTGGCCGGGGTTTATTCATGGCCGACACCATGCGGTGATGGCTAAGAAGTTTGAGGAGATCGCGGAAGGTAAGTTGAAGAGGCTGTGTATCTCTTTGCCACCGAGGCACAGCAAGAGCGAGATGGGATCGTTCTTGTTCCCGGCGTGGTTTCTTGGCCGGTTTCCAAATAAAAAAATCATTCAAGCATCCAACACGGCAGAGCTTGCTGTAAGTTTTGGACGCAAAGTTAGAAACTTAGTGCTATCAGATGAGTACCAAAAAATCTTTCCTGGCGTAACTTTGCGGCAAGACTCCAAAGCAGCGGGCCGCTGGAGCACAAGCCAAGGGGGGGAGTCATTTAGTATCGGCGTTGGCGGCACGATGACTGGCCGTGGCGCTGATCTGATGATAATTGATGATCCGCACAACGAGGGCGAGGCCGCGCTTGCCGCGTTTCAGCCGGAGATTTACGACAAGTCTTACGAGTGGTTTACTTCTGGTCCCCGTCAGCGTCTCCAGCCTGGAGGGGCTATTGTCATCATCGCCACTAGGTGGTCCAAGAGAGACTTGATTGGACGCGTGCTCAAGGCGGCGGGCGAGCTAGGAAAAGAAGAAGAGTGGGAAGTCATTGAACTCCCGGCGATCATGCCTTCGGGTAAACCCTTATGGCCTGAGTTTTGGTCGCTGGAGGAACTGTCTGCGCTAAGGGACGAACTCCCACCGGGTAAGTGGAACGCTCAGTACCAGCAAAATCCCACCGCCGAAGAAGGTGCTATTGTTAAACGGGAGTGGTGGAAGATTTGGGAGAAGGAGAAGCCTCCTTCATGTGAGTTCATCATCCAGTCTTGGGACACTGCCTTTACTAAGGTTGAGCGAAACGACTACTCCGCTTGTACTACGTGGGGTGTGTTCCACATGAACGAAGATGAAAAGGATGTCAATATCATCTTGTTGGACTGTTTTCAGAAGCGGATGGAGTTCCCTGAGCTTAAAGAAAAGGCACTTGCTCACTATAGAGAGTGGGAGCCTGACTCGTTTATTGTGGAAGCCAAGGCCGCAGGCGCTCCGTTGATCTTTGAACTGCGGGCGATGGGCATTCCGGTGTCTGAATACACCCCAAGCAGGGGGAATGACAAGTTTGTCCGTATCAATTCTGTGGCAGACCTGTTCCAATCAGGTAAAGTCTGGGCTCCAGACACCCGGTGGGCTAGAGAACTCATCGAAAACATGGCCGCTTTTCCGAACGCACCCCACGACGACGATGTGGACAGTGCCGTACAAGCGTTGATCCGCTTCCGGCAGGGTGGTTTCCTGCGTCTACAGACAGACGAACAGGACGAAATGCGGTCTTTCAAGCGCAAAGTAGCGTTTTACTGAGGATTACAGATGGCAACGAACTTCGACCCCGCGATGATGCCCCTTGACATGGGGATCATGACCGAAGAACCGGCTCTTGAGATTGAAATTGAAGACCCGGAGAGCGTAAAAATTGGGATTGACGGAGTTGAGATTGAACTGATGCCGGAAACTGAGACGGCTGAAGACTTTGACGCCAATCTTGCGGAGTACATGGAGGAAGGGGAGCTTCAATCCCTGGCTTCTGACCTTATTTCCCTCGTAGATGCAGACATCAACAGTCGCAAAGACTGGACAGATATGTTTGTCAAGGGCCTAGAAGTCCTTGGCATGAAGTACGAAGAGCGTACTGAGCCGTGGAACAAAGCTTGTGGGGTTTACTCACCGCTTTTGACCGAAGCGGCAATCCGTTTTCAGTCGGAGATGATCACTGAAACCTTCCCGGCGCAAGGTCCTGTCAAGACTCAGATCATCGGGGCGATTGACCGGCTGAAAGAGGAGGCGGCAGAGCGAGTTCGTGACGACATGATGACCGAGCGGATGATTGATTACAGGTCCGAACATGAGCGGATGCTGTACTCCCTTGGCCTTGCTGGGTCGGCGTTTAAGAAAATCTACCCGAACCCGAATACTGAACTACCTGCGGCTCCGCTTGTCCCGGCTGAAGACCTCATCATGCCTTACGGGGCGTCAAACGTGTACACAGCAGAGCGTGTGACCCACGTGATGCGCAAGACCGAGAATGAGATCAAGAAGCTACAGGTAGCAGGGTTCTACAAAGACGTAGATTTGGGCGAACCTATCAGGTTTTTCACTGACATTGAAAAGAAAAAGGCCGAAGAGCAAGGGTATACCCTAACCGATGATGATCGGTATCAGGTTTTGGAAATTCACGTTGACTGGAACTTGAAAGGGTACGAAGACAAAGATGGTGACGAAGAAACGGGGATTGCGCTTCCGTATGTGGTCACGGTTGAGAAGGGCACTCAGACTGTTTTGTCTATCCGCAGGAACTGGGAAGAGAACGACAAGAAGAAACTCAAACGTCAACATTTTGTTCAGTACACGTACATCCCTGGTTTTGGGGCTTACGGGCTTGGTTATATCCACTTGATCGGTGGATACGCCCGCGCAGGGACTTCTATCATCCGTCAGTTGGTGGATGCTGGAACTCTGTCAAATCTGCCGGGTGGCCTGAAGTCTCGCGGGCTTCGGATCAAGGGCGACGACACTCCTATTGCTCCAGGCGAGTTCAGGGATGTGGATGTTCCTTCGGGAAGTGTGCGTGACAACATCATGCCGCTTCCTTACAAGGAGCCGAGCCAAGTTTTGTCGATGCTGCTTGAGCGCATCACAGAAGAGGGCCGACGCCTTGCGGCTATTGCGGACTTGAAGGTCAGCGATATGTCAGCCCAGGCTCCGGTGGGAACTACGCTGGCAATTTTGGAGCGGCAACTCAAGACCATGAGCGCCGTCCAAGCGCGGGTTCATGCTTCGCTTCGGATGGAGTTCAAACTCCTAAAGGGAATCATTCGAGACTTTCTGCCTAGTGAGTATCCATACACCCCGGAAGGCGGGGATCGGTCGGTTAAGCAAGCTGACTACGATGTAGTTGAGGTAATTCCTGTCAGTGATCCAAACGCCGCCACGATGGCGCAGCGGATCATGCAGTACCAAGCTGCACTTCAACTGGCCCAAGGTGCGCCACAAATTTATGACTTGCCTCAGCTTCACCGGCAGATGTTGGAAGTTCTGGGGATTAAGAACGCTGACAAACTTGTTGCCATCCCGGAGGATCAGAAGCCTCAAGACCCGGTGACGGAGAACATGAATGTTTTGAGAGGCAAGCCTATCAAGGCTTTTTCTTATCAAGACCATGAAGCTCACATGATGACGCACCAGTCGTTCATGCAAGACCCAAAGGTTATGTCCACCCTTGGACAGAACCCTATGGCGCAGGGAATGATGGCCGCACTCATGGCGCACATGGCAGAACATGCAGCGTTTGCATACCGGGCTCAAGTTGAGATGGCTTTGGGCGTACCCCTTCCTACGCTGGATGGGAATAACGAAGCACCTATTGCACCTGAAGATGAAAAAGCCTTGGCTCCGCTGATTGCCGCAGCGGCGCAAAGGACGATGGTGCAAAACCAAGCAATGGCCGCGCAAGCACAGGCCCAGCAGCAAGCTCAAGACCCGACGATCCAAATGCAACAGGCTGAGTTGCAGTTGAAGGCTGAAGAGTTGAAGCGCAAAGAAGCGGATAGTGTCCGTGACTTCCAAATTGCTCAAGGCAAGTTGCAAATTGAACAGGCAAGACTTGCACTGGAGGCACAAAAGAATAAGGGCGATGACCCTCGGCTAAAGGCTGTCATGGCCCAGCAGGACATGATTCATAAGGAACAGTCTCATCAACAGAAAATGAGGCAGCAGGCACAGCAAGCAGCCCAGCGGGCGCAGCAACAAGCACAGAAACCTCGTTCAAAAACTAAGGAGTAAACATGGCCACTGCGTTTGACGTGGTTATTAAGGAACTGGAAGAGCGCCGCGAGTCCATCGCGCAGGCGCTTATCTCAGGTGCGGCAAAAGACTTTGCCGAGTACAAATCTTGTGCGGGTGAAATCCGGGGTCTTTCACTTGCGCATTCCTTTATCACCGACCTCGTGCGAAAAATGGAGCAATCTGAAGATGAGTGAACTACTCCTGAGCGATGGCAAAAACACCACCGTGTTGCCGCAAACTGACGAGGAAAAAGCCCGACAAGTGCCTGATCCTGTGACCTACCACTTGCTCTGCATGCTGCCCAAAGCAGAAGAAGAGTACGAAAGTGGACTGGTTAAAGCGGGCCAGACCATGCATTTTGAAGAAGTGATGAGCCCTGTTCTGTTTGTTGCCAAGATGGGGCCAG